GCCATTAGCTGTTTTTGAATTCTGATATTCCATTTTGTAGTACCTTTATTTGTTCAAAAAACCAACCAATTTCATCATCACTTTTAAACATTCCTTTCATGTCTATTTCATTAAGGCGTTTATCTGATGCTTCTAATTGTTTACTAAATTCTGTTATGTATTTATCATATTTAACAATAATATCTTCTGATTTTTCAACTTTACGTAATAGATTAAAAGTTGTATACCCTAAAACTAAAATTAATAGGGATAATATTGAAATTATTATTATTGTTGTTGTTGTCATATTATAAATTGTCTAACATATTTTTTAACCCTGCGCTTTTTATTGTATTTAAAGCTTTTGATTTTGGGTTAGATTTTTTATTTGACGACAATGTATAATTCTTTTTTGGCGTATCCAAATTATTTTGTGTAAACTTTGGAAGCCATTCTATCTCAAACTCAATTCTCGCAGCCATCATATCAGCTTGATGTAAAATAAATGGTAAAGATGTACGAGGTTTTTGTTCTGGCATGTAAGTTTTTAAATATTTTACATTTGCATCATCATATAAACCATCATGAGTCTGAATAGCTACCATTTCATTAAATGTATATGTAATACCATGTTCTTGAAGTAAAAATAATCCTCTATCTGGTACTGAGGCAAATGCTAATTTTTTATTAAACATATAATCTTCACCTAATTTATCTCTTCTCCATTGATCAGTTTGAGGTATATATGATTCATGTTCTGAATCTCCCATTTTACCTAAATCATGATTAATAGCTGAAAATACTAATTCTTCAGTTGTAAATGTAGTCATATCACAACCAAAGGATTTCCAAACATCTGACATTGATAAAGCTGCATGAACTACTCTATTAACATGATCAACATATCCACCTGGAAATGCTGAGTGGTATTCTTTTTTATGTGATGCGGGCATTAATATTACTCGTTCTTCATATTTTTTATAAAAGTCTAGTAATTTTTGTTTACGATCACCCGTAATATAATTTTCAATATTACTTATAAAATCTACCCAATTTGATTGCAATTGTTCTGCTGTCAATTTCATAACCTTTTAATTTTTATTGTTCGTTATCTATATAAGTTTCTATTTCTTTTACAAGTTCCTTACCTTTTTCTGTGTTTTTGAAAAAATCCTCGTGTGAGTGATTCATCTTTACACACATTTCTAGTACTGTAAATTTGTCTTCGATTTGTTCTAATTTTTTAAGGATTAATTCCTTATTTCTGAGTGCCATATTAAATTATTTATTATTATTAATGTTTATTATTTTTTATCCCCTGGGTGCCTTTGTTTCAATTCCCTATTTTTTACTAAACCTGTACATCTAAGGTACATAAGATATTTTGGGTATCCAAGTTATTTTGCAATTTTCTCTTGAAGTTTGTGAATGTGTGCACATCTTTCATATTCTTCGGTAGAAATGAAGTAATTTAAAAGTGTATTTAGTGACTTTTTTAGTAATTTTATGTTAAATGAATTTATAACTTTTATATGTTTTGGATCTTTAGGATCTATTTTAGATAAATAACTATATGCTCTATTATATACCGTAAATTCAGAAGCTTCTTTAGTAGACTCTACATCATAATCAGGATTTTCAGATTTTAGGAATTTTTCAAGTTTTCGATGAAATATATAATGATTTTGAATTAATTTTACACACATACCTATTTTAGTATATGGGTCATCCATATTTAAAGTAAAAGTAGGTTTTACCTCCTCTTCTTTTTTACTAAATAACCCAAATATTTTATCTTTATCTATCATCTTTTACCACCATGGTATGCTACTGCATGACCTTCATTTATCATTAAATCATTAACATTTTGATCACCTAAAAATATATTACCTAAACATCTACCATATTTACCTACACCTTGAGAGTGTAATATAAAATTATTTTGGTGTTTATCCAAAAGATTCTTCAAAAATGATTTAGCAGCTAAACCTTTAGCTTTTTCTTCTAAATCTCTTGTTCTAGATTCTGGGGCATTCATGCCAACTAATCTAATTCTAATTTTTTTCCAGGTATCAAAACCTAAATCGATAGTAGCATCAATAGTATCACCATCTACTACTTTAACACATTTAGCATTGTAAATATACATAATCTATTTTGATTATAAATATTACTCTTTATCTAATTCCGCAAGTTCTTTTTCAATGTCCTTTTTCATTTCTTGGAGTTTAGCATATTCTACCTTAACATCCTGAGCTTCTTCATTATCAGGGTGAAACCTCCAATAGTCTTCTATTATAGTAATAGTAGCCATTAAGTCATTTACTAATTCAGATTTTTTATTATCTAATTCTTCTTTATTCATTTTATTAATTTTAATTATTTATAATTTTTACTTATGTTTTTTACTGTTTTTTTCACTTCTTCTAACTCAATTTGAAAAAATTCCCTTTGGTTATTAACGCGATACTTTTTTAATGCATGATGTACTTCGCCCTCTAATAGTTCGCCGTTAAAACAACGGTATGCCCATGCTACTTCGTATGGAAGTGGCACACCCGTTGCATTAGAAATTTGTTTAGCTCGCTCATCTGGTGTAAGTTTTGTATATCCTATTTTTAATAGTCCTGGGGTAGCTTCATTTTTTAAAACATAAACCCATTGATCTCCTTTACCACGATTTGAAAATAAATTTAGTTTTTTTGCTGTATAATAAGTTACATCTTCCCAACCCTTTCTTTTAAGGGAGGGGGTTAATGTAAAATATTCTGCCGCTTCTACGGTCTTATTAGAATGATTGTCTTTAAGAGCAATATATTCTTTAGCTTGTTCTAATGTTATTCTTTCCATATTATGCTACTAATTCTAAAGCTTTACTAAACATTTTTTTATTTACATCCATATCTTGCTTAAAGTTTTTAATAACTCTAGCTTGACGTTTTTTTCCACCTTTAGTAATATATTCAAAATTTCCTTCTATAATATTTTCTTGAATTCTATTAAATACTTCCCATAATCCATTACCTTCATCTTTTTTACGTTGGATATTTAATACTTCCCCAATAGCTTCATCTGGGTATGTATTTTCTGTTCCATCAACTCTAATATTTAATAAATCTTTTGCTAAATTAAACATTTGTTCTTCTTCTAATTCAACAGCTTTCATTTTATTCATTGAATCAACAGTTAAAGGTAACTTTTCAACCATATCTTTAATAAGATCCTGTAAATCCTCAAATGTATAACCCATATGACGCATTTTAATATCTTCAAATTCGGTATCTGCNATNACTAANCCATTTTCACAAATCATTCTAAATAATCCCGCTGTAAATTGAAAAGCATTTTTACCATCATGAGAATTTGTCATTAATATTTGTGGNAAAACTGTATCTCCATCTTCACCATTAATAACTACATCATTATTTCTAAAAACAATCATNTGTTTTTGAACACCTTGTGTGCTTTTAGTTCTTGCTTTAACTTCTTTAGCATCAACGGGTTTCCAACCTAATAATTCCATATCATCAATTACTTTTTCTGTTGGAATGTGTGTATATTTATCTGAAACCTCACTTGAAGGCACCATTGTGAAAATACTTGGAGCGATTTCACTTAACTCTTTTTTATTTAAAAATTTACTTGATTCTAAATTTAACATAACCTTTATTGTTTTAATTTTGTTTTCCGGCTTTATTGCCTTATTTACCCCGTAAATATACGAAAGGTATCTCGGGTATCCAAGCTACCTGCGCATTACTTTTAAGAATTAGTTATCTATCTCTAAAGATATACCACCTGTTCCTCTTAAATATACTGTTCCTGTATTAACTTGCTGTGATGGATCAAATGAAAACCCGGAAACACCACCAGGTGGTACTACAACACTAAAAATATAATCAGATTGAATAAGATCCGTAACTACTAATGTAGCTCCTGCTGGGGGAGAAGCTATATTTAGACCACCTTTTGCGTTAGTAGGCCAAGCATCAGTAATAGAATATGTTTCTAAAGCTACTGAAAAAATATTAGCTGATATAGCTAATTCTGTATTCGAAGTTATTGCGGTTACAGTTGCTGTATCACCACTTACTGTGTTAGTTACTAAATATCCAATTTCTACACCCAATGTACTAAAGTTAACAGTTGAATCAGTCATAGACGTTGCTGTTTGTGCTGTAATGTTATTACCATTAATAATCACAGTTGCCGCATAATTTCCTTCTCCATTTCTAACAGTTTCAAACGTAAAATAAGCAGATCCCGTACTAGTAGTATTTGTTATAAGAAATTTAGTTGCAGGTAAAGGTGCCGTGATATTACCTGATAATAATACTCCTGCTCCTTTTAATTGATCTGCTGTGTAAGTTGACATAATTTTTATTTTATTATAAATATGAAAAAAAGAGGATAAACTAATGTTTATCCCCTTAATAATTTAATATAATTTACTATTATACAATATATAATTCGTAATTTACGTGATAATTTACATATCCAAATACAAAACAATTAGTACCACCAATTGCTGCTCCACTAACTGCTGCGTCAAAGTGAACTGTATGTGCTGCTGTATGGTAATTTCTAGCTCCATCTACTGGTGCTATTACAGCTCCAGTTGCAACTGCTTTACTACCTAAAGCTGCTGATGCTATTGCTCCAGCAGTAACAGAAGCTCCTGAATTTACAACTATACCAGTTGCTAATTCAGCTCCTCCATCAGAAGTACCAAAGTTTGCAGTAACAACACAACTTGTATTACCTGTTAATGCTGTTTGGAATACTATTCCATAATCATCAATTGTTGCGTGTTTTGGAATTGAAAATGTTCCTTTGTTACTACCTGTTCCATCAGCTGCTGCTATAGTAATAAGTGCTGTTTCTTTTGCCCCTACTATACCAGAACCTTGGATGTCGTAAGTTCCAAATAATTTTTGTACTCTTGTTAAATCACTTAACATAAGTGTACTATCCATCAAATCCACAGCGTTAAAGCTTCCTTGATCCCAAGGAGCATTACCGAGTGCATTGTTTTGGATAAAATCCTTTAATCGTGTGTAAGATTTTAATGCCATTTTTTTTAATATTTTATTTAATTAATTAATTTTAATATAAACAGCACCTTGCTATTTACATTGATTGATATATCATTTATACATATGGTAAAAAACTCGAAAGACTTTCTCTCTTCACAGTATCGCATAAGTCTATACGTATATATACAACATGTTAAAAATAATTTGGAGTCCACAATAAGGATTCGTATATTAGATGTATGACAGAAGCAAAACCTCTAGGACTTATTACACTAATTAGTGATCATTTATCACATTATATAAGTACACCTAAATTATTAGTAGTATATGGTACATCATGGTGTAAAGCTTGTGAAAAAATTAAACCACAATTAAAAGAATTAGGTAACGACATTAATGTGGTTATTGTTGATACAGAAAAACATTTAAAATCAAATAGATTTTACCCATCAAAAATAAAATCATATCCAACTCTAGCATATTATGAAAATGGATATTATATAGATGATATTAAAGGTTTAACAAATATAAAACAAGAAATTAACGAATTAAATTAATCATGGAAATATTTTTATTTATACTATCATTTATTACTGGCGGAATTGTCTTCACCACAATATACATCACCACTCTCACCTCTAAATTAAATAAGAGGGTTACACTTATGGATGAAACAATGGAAAAGGGCTATAATCTGATAGATTTTGAAATTGAAAAGCTAGAATTAGATGCTAAGGATGTAAAATCAAATGTAAAAAGTATTCAAATAAAACTGGCTGAGGATGGATATGCAAAGATATCTGAAATTAATAAAGATATACTAGTTATAAAAGATCAAATGAAAACTATAAGCGAGGGAGTAAGTCTAGACAAAGCAACCTATAATGGAGAAATAAGGAGGTTAAATGGTATGATTCAGAATACAAAGAAGATGATTAATACGGTGAGGGATGATCCTAATACATTAAGTAGATACTAAAGAAATATGAAGAAATATATAATTGAATATAAAAATATAGATGGTACGGTGGGTGAGGTTGAAATATCAACTGATGATATAACCAAAACACTTGAACAATACGCAAGGAATAGGTCAATCCTAGAATATACAAGAGTAGAGGTTATTGATAAACCTAAAACTCGTATGTTTCATAATTAAAGTTGTGCTAAACCAAAAACAACTACCATTATAGTAAAATATAATAGTGCTACTGCTGGTTCTTTGTTTTCCTTTTCCATGGTCATAGATATATAATTACATACTACTATATGCCATTTTAATATTAAGTAATTATTAAGCGTTCTATATCAATATATATCTTATCGATAGCAAAAAATTTATTAAAAGAAAAAATCACACACCGGGTATTTTTATTCATAATGGGTTAAAATATAAGTATATACAATCGATGGGGTAGGTCCGTTTTCGAGCTATAAATGGCCCTACACCCTTATTTTAATATATACACGCTATATGGACACCAACGCGTGTGGGGATAATATAGTATATATGCGTACGGTATATGGTGGGTAGGTAGTAGTAATATATAATCCAGGTACCACGTGGTATTATTTACCTATGGTATATTTAAATATTACGTATGTGTATAAGGGATATTATTAATGTAATAAGGCGGTACCGGTAATTAATATGTTACCGTATAAGGAACAATTACCGTATAAAGCGGTACTGGCATTCACACACATATAGTCCCCTCCCCACATTGCCTTAATCAAATTTCTCCATAAATATACAAACAATTACTCGGGTATCCAAATAAATCCCAATATATAGTCCCCTCCCCACATTGCCTTAATCAAATTTCTCCATAAATATACAAACAATTACTCGGGTATCCAAATAAATCCCAATATTTCGTTGTGAATCGTTATGAATCGTTGCGAACCATGCGTTTAAATGCGTGTTCACGTATATACTTTAAGGTAAGTCGAGAAGGGTTGGCTTGCACCGCATAAGGGTTAGCACCACCTCAAATCTACTATAGATACTATACGATCAACTTGTCATATATAACTATGATTTTATATTCAAATGTAATAATATTTAGATATTGGGACAGACGTATATTCAAAGATACACACGTTGCGAAATTACTCAATGATTAATTATAATTAAGCGATTTAAACGGTTTATTACCGTTAATTCACCATAAATGAAGCCAAGTAATCGCTCACCTCGTCTAATAAATTCCAGGCTAAAACCCACGGTATTTACAGTTACTCAATTACAATCCTAAATTCATCCTCACCGTAGAACTTACGGTATAAGTGTTGATCCATAACTAAACAGTGAGCACACACACATTGTTTTATAACCGTATTTAAGGCTCCATCGTATATCAACAAGGCGGCTTCATCATCACTCGATATTCTGGAATTACTCCAATCGCCTTCATCACCCCACACTTTATCTCTCCCCAACTCATCAATCTTATGCTCCAACCACTCTTGAATTGGAATAGCGGGTAATGGAATTTCATCCATCATAGTAGGCCTTCCACACCAATTACAATGTTTTATTTTACTCATGTTTATATATACGTATTAAATTCGTGTATGTTGTAGTAGAGAAGCTTTGCTTTTACTTACGTTATACTTGCGTTTCATCTAATATAATAGCGTCTTCAATTTGCTTTACTATTAATATCATATTGTCCCTTCTTAAGACTTTATTACAATCCAAATGGCTAACCCACATTCCAATTAATTTTTGATTCATCATATTGCCTCCATCCGTTACAAAATATTCGGGTTTAAATGACTTTATTACCTCATATAACAAACCATTTGAGCTTACCATATCTATCATTCTCATATTACTGCTCTACCTTTCATATCTAACCAATCCTTATTATCTCTAACATCATTATTCTTTGTATCACTTGCTATTAACATTCTAGGTGATACATTTAACTCATGTGCTACTTGAATTAATGCTTTTACGTCTTTGGGAAAACAATGTCCACCATATCCTAATTCACCATCTGGTCCTGGAAC